CCTGAATGTCTTACACTTGTTCCATTACCACTGGATGAGAGATTCATTTCATTAGAAATATCACCAGTGGCCGCACTGATCATTTCGTCCATGGCATCTTCAACATCCTGTGTGCTTTCTTCAATACCCTTGGCCAGACCCAGGCCGAGATTTTTACCGATCTCATTTTCAAAAAGCTTCGACGGTGAGTGGATGCCAAAGATGTCCTTGACCTTATCAACTACTCTGGTTCCAATATCCATGATCGTATTAAGCAATCCGGTTAGAGCATTCCACATGCCTTCCGCAATGCCTCCGATTAAATCCATGCCGATTTGAAGCCAATCAGTATTTACGACACCATCAACAAAGCCATTAAAAATAGCAAGGATTATCGTCGGAATATGAGCTACTAAAGTAGGGATCGCATTAATAAGTCCAGTGGCAAGTGCCATAATCAACTCAAATGCTGCTCCGACGATCTTGGTCAGATTTGCGGGATTAACGAGATATTCTACAATACCCGAAACCACCTGGAAAACACCATCGATCAAAACCGGAATTGAGTTTACTAAGCCCCAGGCTAATTGAGTAATGATCTCTAATGCCGCCTCTATTATTATACTTAAATTATCAGGGTTTGTGAGCATTATGGCAATATCTGAAATAACTTTTACAATAGCCGGAATCATCGTAGGCAAAGCTTTAATTAAGCCGTCAGCAAGTGTTTTAATCAGATCAAAAGCCACCTGAAGAAACATTGGCAAATTATCGATTAAACCTTTTGCCAGCGCACTTAAAAGCGTCATAGCGCTCTTTAATAAAGTGGGTAAAATTGAATTGATCAACTCCGGGATTTTTTCAGAAATGATCGGACCTGCTTTTTCGATGAACGAGCCGATACTGTTCATAACAGTTTCAATGCGGGGAATAAGCTGATTAACCAGACCCTCGCCTTCTTTTTCACCAAAGAGGGAATTAAGAAGTCCGTCGAGAGCTTTATCCAGTCCTTCTCCGCGGCCGATGGAGGTGATTACGTTTTCCCAGGCTGCTTTTGTTGCCGCCGCACTACCTTCGATCGTAGTCATAGCCTCTTTAGTGGTTGTACCGGCAACATTCAAATGCTCTTGAACTAATTGAATCGCCTGGATAATATCGGCAAAATTTTCAATCTTGAAAGATCCCTCAACAAGGCCGCCGTACTTTTCAGCATCCCTTAAGAGTCTTTCCATCTCTTCTTTTGTGCCACCGTAGCCGAGCTTGAGGTTGTCAAGCATTGTATAGTTCTGTTTACTAAAACCTTTGAAAGCATTTTCGACCGACTCCATAGTTGAGCCAAATGTATTCACATTATCGCTCATTGCTTTCATTGCAACATCGGTCATATCAGCCGCTTTATCAAAATCGCCACCCAGGGCATTTACTAAAGCTGCACTAAAAGATGTTGCAGTTTCCATGTATTGATTTGCACTCATGCCGGCTGTCTTATAGGCATTCTCGGCATATTGCATTAACTTATCTGTGGCCGGGCCGTAGAGCTTTTCTACACCGCCCGCAAGTTGTTCAAAGCTAGCATAAGCCTTAACAGCAGATGCTCCCAGAGCCGTAACTGCCGTAGTAGTAGCTGCTAAAGCGGCTCCACCGACTTTTAAAGCCGTACTAATTCCTTTACCGACGTTTACCGCTAATGTTTTTGCTTTACTTAATCCGTCTTCATATTTATCGGCGTTTAAAGTCAGTATCGCTTCCAGATTAAACAGATCCATTGATTTTCCTCCTTATTGTTGCAATGATTTCTTCAGGAGTTCTTGTCTCAACTTTTGCGCGCTTGGCTTTTATGAAATCGATGTACCGACCATTAAGACTACCAATGATTTTTAAAGCATCTGTTACATAAATGCGATATGCCTTATCTTCTTCGTACAAATCGAGTTTAGACAAGACATATCGCAAAAACCATGTCGCTTTTATTTCGCCTCTGTATTCTCCGTAGCAGGACCAGAAGAGGCAGATTCCTTGGTCTGATCCTGCGATCCGAAAAGGTTAATCACATCAGGATCATTCATAAGATCTAAGAGCATCAGCGGCAGCGAAAGCAAGTTGGGCTCGTAAGTCTCCGGGTCTTCACCGTTCACTAAAGCAAGTATCTTAATCACATTTTTATCGTGATTTGTTAACAGATACTTGGCGATCGAACCCTTTTCTTTGGTCTTCAGCAGCGCTTTAAATTTCTCATCTTTGATGATCTCACTTACAGGATCGATAAGATCCGCAAGAACAGTTAATGCTTCTTTACCTTTAATTTCGGATAACTTCATAATTTACACTCCTTCGTAAATTGCTGTTGCGATGATCTCAAGATCACCAGTTACGCTTACGATAGATACCACATGGGTCGAGTCGTCATAAGCGGTTTCTGTAACATCCACATCACCCATAATAACAACTACGCTGACGAAGGAATAATTTGCGCCAACTGAAAGAGTTGCCTCAAATTCTCCAGCCGCTGCAACCGAGTTGCCCGTAAATGTAGATGCTACGTTAATAAGCTTCTGAGAAACAGAATATGCTGTAACCTCTTCGGGATCAAGTGAATAAAATTCCATAGGCATGGTGTCCTGATCATTGATGGAAACATGGCCTGTTAATTCAACTGACACCTGACCCTTACCGGACTTAGTAGTCTGAAGAGTAAAGCCAGCAGTTGAAAGAGCATTCTTAAGCTGAACCGCCACGCATCCTCCGTCTGCGCGATCGCCAACCCACCAAAGATCTGAAAAGTCTGTCTGATTAAGATCTCTGCGGGGCTTAATTGCTCCGGTCTCAACATCAATATCCGCAGCACCAAGAGCAAGGCGGATGTTCTCCTTAGATGTACCCAGAGATGTGAAGCTGATTCCGGTGTCCCAAGAATCCAGGTGCTTGAGCTCCTTCATGTTGTTCGGGCAGTTATCGACATCTTCACCAAGATCGGAATAGTTTGCCGAGCACTTGATATTAATGCCGCCCGTAGTCGCGCACACAATGTCTTCATCAAGCACTGCAGGTGCGGCCGGATTAAATCTCTTTAAGATTACGCCGGCATCAAGCTGCAGACCTTCAAAGGTATCTTGGGGAATAACTGTAAATTTTCCCATAATATTGTCCTCCTTTGATTAATACGGAGTTAAAAACTCAGCCTGCACATTTAAATAAATGCGCTTTATTTTGTCGTCATTAGGATCTCCCATGCGCTGAGCGAAGGGCGATCCCTTTGTAAACCATACGTAACCGTTGTCCAATCTCATGGTGTAGTGTCCATATTCTCCGATCGTCTTGGCGATCTCGTCTGACTTAAGCGACACCCTCTCCCAAGAATCGCTTCTATCCCAAATCGAGGCGGACAGAGGTATTACGTTTTCTAAACTACCCGTAGATTCTGCGTATGTAATATACGGGAATGGGGTATTATCCGGGACCGAATTCTCATCATATGCCGGTATAGTAAAACTATTCCAAAATGCGTTTAATGCCTGCGATTTATTCATTCGGTAACTCCCATTCTTCTGCCGTTACTTGCCTCATATTCAGTGTAGCGCTCGCAGGAGTATGCTTGTCATCTCCATCGGATTTTACTCTGAAGATTTTCTTATCGCTGGATCGCTTAAAAACATCATGATATTGAAGATTCACGGCTTTCTTAGTCGTAACAGTATAAAGTGCGGTAACACCTGCCTGCTCTGCGGTTCTTGCCTCGATGGAAGTATCTAATGTTATAGCTGCCTGAAAATCAGCACCTTCTTTCCAGGTTGCCTTAACACCACCGTAGCCGTCCGGGGTGGTTATTTTGTCTATCATTATGCATTTTTCCATTGCATCGGATAATAAACTCATATCTTCCTCCACCTATTTAACTGCGAAGCAAAAACGCCCTGCCATGATGACGAACCGGATCCTGAGTCGGAATTTCTTCCGCCTGATTTAGAGTATGAATATCCTCCAAAAGACTCGCTGTTGAACGGAGACATTGCTTCTGAATCCGGATTCATGTATTTCTGCTTCCACGTGTCAATATCATCGGACAGGCTCAATACCTCACTGGGTACTGCCATCAAATTAACAGAGCCTACAAATAACTCGTCTTGTAACTCTAACTGTTCGTCGTATTTGTATACCCCGTCGTTAAATATCGAGCCAGTTATGCGAAAATATTGATTGGGCTTGATAATATCAATGAAGTCCTGGTCTACAATGGTGCCATTGCTAATTTCAAAAGCACCATGCAGATGGGGCTGATCCCGATCAAACCAATTTCTCAATTCTCTGCAAAGTTCACTCAGCATTTTTCTTTTTACCGCCTTTTTTAGTAGTCTTCTTAGGAACTTCAACCGGAACCTCGTCCTTAACCTCGGGAAGATCTTCAATAATCATGGGTTTATGCCTACGATTCTTGTCAGTCGAGAGCTCTTCAAGTCTTTCCCGAGATACCGTAACACCAGCGCGAGGGAATGTATCCCCCGCGCGGTATCTGTAGTTGTCGTCCTGAAGATCCGTAAAGCTTACGATTACTTTATATGCCATAATCAAACTCCATCTTCAAGTGTTAAACCACTCAGGCCGAAGTACTGAATGTTCTTATGACCACTTGCGTCCTCCTGAACGGTCTTGATCTTCTGGTTCTTAATATCGGTGATCTTAAATACTGCATCCTGATCACTGTCAAGAGTCTGAAGAGCCATTCCGCTTGCACTAGGAACGATTCCGACCTTAACATTTGCATACGTAAGACCCGATGCGAAGTTGCTAAACTTAAGAGCTAAGAAATAGCCGTCGCCTGCAAGAGGGCCGCTAGGTGAAAGTCCGCCCTCCATGAAGTTCAGCGTACCTGTGATCTCACCACCGCTTACAGCGACATCACTCTGGAAATCCGAAGGTGTCTTGTCTGTCCAGGGATAAGTCATATCAGCTCTATCGGCCGCTACAGTGAGATCAGTCAGAAAAGAATCGTCGATGTCGACAATTGCGACACCATCGGCATACTCGAACCAAAGGGTCATGCCCATGAGAGCGAAGCTCTCGCCGACTGCTGTTCCGTAATTACCCTGTGCGTGGAAACCAATGAGATTGGTGTCGCCGTCAGTGGTATAAACAAGACCGAGACGAGTGAACTCAGTCGAAGGATCAGCGTAGTAAAGAACGAGGTTGTCGGAAGGAATAGCGATTACCTTTCCGGATTCGATCTCCGACGAAAGGATCATTGTCTGTGCGCCAAGGAAATCCTTAACGTACTCAATTCCGAAAAGACTCTGGATCGAGATGTTTGCGCCGCCGAGATATTCATATGCGTCGAGGGTATTTACGAATACGATGACGGAACTGATGTTCTTATGCATCCTCTTGAACTTATCGCGAACCTTGCCGATCGCCATCGAAACAGCCATCTGGAATGTGCTGTAAGCGCCGGTCATCGCGTAAGCATCGCCGGTAAGTGTATTGTAGAAGTTGTCCATTACGACGGTCTGCAGCTCGTTGAGGAACGCATCATCTGTCTTCTCAACTGCAACTTCAACGCCGTACTTATCAACGTCCTCTACCGGAACTGCCTTAGCGTACTTCTTAAGTGAAAGATCCTGATAACCAACCTGTGTAACGGTTGCCTTGCTGTAAGGGATCACATTGCCGGGATTAACATCACCGGACTCGAGATCAACCTTAGCGGTGTAAGACTTAAGCTGCGTACCTGCCTGCTTCTTGATCGGTCTCATAATACCGAGAATCTCCTGGAGAGCCTGCCAGTTCTTACCGAATCTGGTTACGAAATCGAGCTCTCTTGCCGTGACACTGGTATATACGTTCGGTAAGCTGTCACGGGGATTAGTCAAAGTTTCAACATTTACTGCTGACATAATCATTTTCCTCCTTGTTTGATGTACTCACCCCAAGCTTTCTGGCGCTCGGTGGTGTCCTTGATCTTCATAATGTCATCTTTTGACATTGCTCCGCCATTATTTGTAGGCGGAGTATCGGTTCGGGCACCTTTGGTGTCATTCTTAACAATAAAATCTGCCCACTCTTCAGAAAGAGATTTCTTAAGATCGTCAAGACCCTCAATCTTGCCGTCTTTATCAAGTGTGATCTTGTCAAGCTCGGCAAGCTTCGCAACGGCGTCAATGCGCTTCTCAGAAATGCCTATTCCTTTAAGCAATTCCTTATATGCGGACATCTTGCGACCATTGGTCTCTTTTGTTTCGATCTCTTTCTTATACTTGTCGAAATCTTCTTTTAAGGCGTCATACTTAACCTTAAAAGAATCCTCCTTGGCAAAATCCTTAAGTTTACCGTTAGCTGCGTCTAACTCGGACTTTGCCTGCGCGTACTTTTCGGCGTCTGCCTTGTAGCTATCTCTCTCTGCTTTGAGAGCTTCTACGGTTTCTGAATGTGCATTGATGATCTCATCGATCTTATCTGCTTCAATGCCCATCGCTGCTAAAAATTTCCTTGAAAGTGCCATATTCATAATCTCCTTTTCTTCGGGGGCATTTCTCCGCCCTTCGATTTCATCTTTATTATAACATGTTTGCGGGCAAATATAAATATGTAAATTTTTTTATAAAAACATAAAAAAACCGTTGCGTTTTCTTTTACCTGGGCGTATAATAAATATATAGAAAGGAGGTGGAAAAATTGGATCGTAAGTATAAGGGCTATGCGATCAAGCGCGAGAGAGACCATTACATCGTAGTTGATAAAGATGGCGAAATCGTAGCAAGAACCGATTCGATCGAAGAGGCAAAGCAGGAGATCGATGAACTCGAAGAATAACACAAAGGAGCGAGGGGCGAAAGCCCCTCCTCCGAAAGGAGGATATATATGGAATACATTGACAGAAAGACCGGAATGGGAGCAGATGTTATTAAAGAAGACGACAAGGCTAAAACATTTATGATTCGCTTCGAGGACGGCAGTACCAAGGTTGTGTCGCTGATTACGTTTAACAGACAGTTCAGAAAGAACGGTGAGTTCGACGATGACGATGCCTACGTCGCAGAGATCATGCAGCAGAAGAAAGATCTGGGAATTGAAGTAGAACCCATAGATCCTAGCAAGGTAACCATCGAAGAGATTACTTGTACGGCAGACGAAGATGTTTGTTCAGACGGTACTCCTTATGCAGAGGTCGGTAGAGAGATCTTCGAACAGGCTAAAGCAAAGGCTAAGACAGCTTCATCAAAGCGCGGACAGCTGATCACATTCAATGGCAAGTCGCAGAGCCTGGCAGCATGGGCCAAGGAATTAAGAAGACCTCAGCCCGTACTGTATTCCAGATTATACAAGCTTGGATGGCCTGTAGAAAAAGCATTTACAAAGTAAGGAGGTCCTGATATGATTGACTACGTAGAAAAAAATGTAAATCCTAAAAACCGCAAAACGGGAGATTGCTCGACCAGAGCGCTGGTAGGAACATTAGGCATCTCATACGACGAGGCATTACAACTTCAGACAAAGTATTCTCTTAAAACCTATTATGATCCGACAAGCAAGCAGGTAATGGAACTTGTCCTTGAAGAATTCGGATATCTTAAAAAGAAGCAGCCTCGTAAACCTGACAATACTAAGTATACCGTAGGTGAGATGGATCACATCTTATCTCCCCGGCAGATGGAAGAGGGAGTACTTATCACGGTTGCGAACCATCACACCTGCGTCGTCAACGGGGCTGTCCAGGATACCTGGGATTGCAGGAACAAGTCAGTAGGTAACTACTACGTGAAGATTCGTTAATCCTTTAAGCCATCTAAAATAAGCTGCTTATATTCATCTACATGTTTACTAATGGCATTTCGTAAAAATGGACGAGGTGCCATTTTATATGTGCCTAATTCGACATAAGGAGCATATTCCACGTTGGTACCGATATATGCGCTATCACCGGATACGGCATGACTTATCGAACCGCGCAAACGGCCAGTATCTACTGCACCTAGAAATGTAATTTCGTCTACAGCATTACCTTCTGCTTCTATACCAAGTGCGTTGAGGATAGTCGGTATGCGTCTCGTAAGCTCTTCTTTGATAAGATTAGAGTTATCGTTTTTTATTATTAGTTCGCTCATTCTTTTTTCTTCACCTCTTACGCTTAGCCTTATATATCAATAGATCCTTCTTCTTATTGGTAAGTTGCTCAAATCCTCGCTTTTTATACCACTCAATTAGTTCCTCGGTCGTCATTCTATTTCCATGAATGGGTACTGCTGTTAATTTAATATCTAATTCATTTTCATCAGCCATATCTTTGATTTTATTCAATAATAAAGTACCAACGCCTTGGCCTCTGATGTTTTTATCAACTTCGATGTCTTCTACAAAGACAAATTTCGAACCATAATCTACTACTGTGTAAGTTAAGCTGCCGCCTTTAGCGTAGATACTGTGAGAGTATCCGTCTTGTATAAGCTCATCTGCCTTATTCGAAACCTCTTTTTCGTTCCATTTGAACCCTTTGACACGTGCTCTTATACTGCACCTGCAATTATATACATTTGCCGGATCAGCCGACGGATCTCCGGGATACATGATCTTGCCGTATTCGTTGCTCCACGGTTCGTCGACACCTACTTCTACTCCGTTAAGATCTGTATGCCATGCTCTTGTGCGATCGTCGGAAGTAGCAACCCATGTACGAGTCATGATCACGCCGTCAGATTCGGCTTTTTTAAAACTGTCCTGCCTTCCCTTATTTTCAGCGGCTGTAGTCATAGTCCGGGCATTACGAATAGACGATTTTTCGTTCATATCGACAACGCTTACAAGACGCTTGGCCATTTTAGGTATACTCTCGCCTTGTAAAATACCTTGTAATACCTGAGAATTAATCGCTTTCTCATTCCATGCCATGTCTTTGGCAATATCTAATTTCTTGGTAGGTAAAAACGCTTTATTGCGAGTTGCCAGGTTCTTAACAGCCTGTTCATTTGTCAATGAAAAGCTATAACCCTTAACGGGAACGTCTCCGAATGCGTTATAATTGGTCGTATAAATGCTAGCCATATTATCATTGAGATAATTGACCGCTATTTCATTAACGTGCGATAACTTCTCTGCGACTTCGTCTCGCATTTCTTTAAAACGCGTATTATTAAGAGTAATATTCTTGGCAGTACGTTCATATACGGCTCTGGCTTCAGCAATAGTTTTATTATCACCTGACTTTAAAGCGATCTGAAGATCATCGTAAGCTTTATCCAGTTTAGACGCATGACTTTTCATGTACTTGTCCCAACTGGCGCTTATACCATCGTAGGCTTCTTTATAGATCTTACTGATCTTCTTCTCCATTTGAACCAGGTGTCTGTCCGTCCATCTTCTCGCCTTGTCCATTAGCTACCTCCGTATTGACGAATCTGCTAGCTTCTTCACGAGTTTTGTTATCGAGTATCTGCTCAATCTCATCAACGTTGATAAAAGGCAGATGCTTAAGAATCGTCTCATTATCGAGATATTGCGCAGCTGCAAGCACCATATTAGTCTCTTCGGTCTGATTAATGATAGTAGAACGCTTAAACGTAGGCTGATCATCTACACCGATGAGATCTAAAATACCTTGTATAAATTCAATAACGCAATATTCGAAAT